TTTTTTTTTTTCCACAGAAAATCAGGTATATCTGCGTCTATTTCTTTGCATTTGACTTGGAAGTCTTAGAAACCTGAGTTCCAGTCCTTGACCACGGCCATTGTGTACGAGCCGCTAATGGTTGCAAAAAATGAAGTGAAAAATTTGGTCCTGCTTTAATCATCGACGTACTGAGATAGGATAAAGAAATTCCCAATCCCATAGTCTTAACTATTTGCGAAAACTGAATAGCTGGTCCAAAATACCCAGAGTGTATCCACTCGGGATTTTCATCCACTTCAAAATTAGCAATAAAAGGAACAACAACATCTATAATAGGGGCTAAACTAATAGTAGTTAACGCCACCCCATTATTAGGATTATTGCTATCATCTGCAAATTGATGTAAAGGATTCGTGCTAGGTAACGTGACCAATCCAAGAAGACTATTGACATCATCTTCTCGAGCAACTGTCCACGAATACTTTCTTCGTACTGCACCTGAATTATAGAGAAACATATTACAAAAGAAATCCCAATTTTGTATATGGTCCGGAATATTCCCTGAACCTCCAGAATATGCGTACACTCTGGAAGATGAATAATTAGCCGCTTGCCATCGACCAGACCATCTCTCTAATAGTTCTTCTACGGCGACCGAGAACTGGGCATCTCTCGCAGGAGAGAATCCAGTAACAAGGTCAAATTGTGTGCCAAACAGAGCGGTAACATCCGTTTGGGCTTGTACTGATGCAGGCAATCCCGTTACGCCTGCATATTGATAAGAATCATATACGAAATCATCCCCCGCCGCAAACCAAATCATAGTTACGACGCCAGGAGTTTCATCTCCAGCCGAAGATATAGAATCTAAAGATATTTCTACAATAGGCCTAGTCTCCTCCTGAGCTCCATCCGTTATTATCTTCCATGGTTCTGGATATAAATACGGAATTATTAACGTGTGATTGACATTACCCTTAATTGTCAACACATCCGTGTGAAAATCTCCAAATCCATTAGGAGCTATTCCTCTACCCCAAGCTACCTTAACATAAACTCGTGCTGATATAAATGATGATGTAGTAAACATAATCATCACTTTAATCGATCCTCTCCATCTTCTAAAAAATTGAGAAAACCAAGCCATGTATCCAATGCTTTCTTGTGATCCGGTTAAGAAATAATCCCCTGGATGAATCTCCAGTTGTATTGGCTCAGAAACAGCCGTCAATAAACTCACTAACTCCAACTGAGGTCTTCTTATCATATCTCTAATATAATGCTTCGTATTTGGGTCCCCATAAGCTCCACTTATGGGCCGGCTAACGGCAGGGACGAAGTCTATATTAACCCCACAGCCACCTTCTCCCGGTTGAGCCAAACTCCCCCAGGGATTCTGCTGAACACAAGTAACTGGCATCTCTGGATCCTTTGATCCTGTTGGTCCTGAACCAACAGAAGGATCTGCCACGTCACCTGGTTCTTGTTTCCTAATTTCTTGGGAAACATTTTCTATATTGGCATTTCTTGTCGCAGCGCCAGAAATAACTGCGGTTCCCATTCCAAAGGCCATCATCGATCCATAAAGATTCTTTGAATCAGACTGACCTTGCACAACTTTCTTCTTCTTAGTAGTTTTCAATGCAGGAGGTGGTACATAGGTCGGATCTACAGGTCCTGCCACTTCCGGATTAATAAATGAAGCAAATATCCACACTTCATAAGTCGATGCTACACTAGCATCTGTCTTGTAAGTAGCTTCATTACTAACGTTGACAGCCCACATCAAATCTTCTCCATCATCCGAATTCGTACCTCCTCCGAGAGTTGAATCTTGCGTCATAAACCAATTTCGTAAACTAACATTAGGCAACTCAAAAACAGCTGCGTTCTGCTCGTTTAAACTCAAAACAATTGGATCTTTGCTAATCCACAGGTCATCTCCACTATCATTGGTTTGCGAAGAGTTATAATATGCACACCTAGTAATCCAGGCAAAACCATACTGTTGAGGCAATGATTTCACTAGAATTTTGACCTTAACTCCCGAAAAACGATAAAACTGATACAAAGACAAAATTTTCTGTAACGCTACTTGTCTTCGCAACTCCTTCACTACTGAATAACTGTTTCGTGCTTCCCTATTTCCCGAAATATTAATCACCCTTTGCTCAAGTAAATACTCCCGAGTTAACAATGGTTGATAAACATTTAAATTGTGCTCGATCATCTTAGTCATAGGCTTACCCATGAATACTTGATCTTCCGTTAAAATGGTTTTTGTTAAACCAGTGGTTTGTTCGTAGGGCACCACTTCTCCCTCTAATGCTGATTGTTGATTGCTCGTCCCATATTGCGGTATTGCGCTTCGTACGAATGGACTAGTACGTACGTACGCACCGGTATCGAGTGTAAGTCACTGAGGCGCGACCCATGGGATATCTCCACTTCCCATGTCCATGCATTCCTCATTGATCCAGTTTTCCCTCATGGCGGAGGAACTTACATAATGATACTGATCGATGTTTCGTTCTTGCTCAACGTCATAAGACGCTGGAACGGGGCACATCACTCCACTCACTCTACACCACTTATACAACTGTCGACAGAAACGCTCATAATCCTTTTGAGGATAATTCGACATTTCCGCCAAAGCTGTCTTAATATTAAGCTGAAGTTGCTCCTCCTTAGTAACTCCAACTTTTGAAATTCGAATCCATGCCAACATTCCGAATATAGAATCCATGTCTAGAGGTGCTGCTACGCTTACCACAGATCCTTCATGAACAATTGGCCTAAACTTCCGCGCTAAAAATGATATCTCATCAGGTTTAAGAAAAGGTGATGTAACATCCTCTTTCCCAGGTGTTGTATACTTCATCCCAAACCATTCCTTAAAATACTTCTTTAAAACTAACATGTTATACCAATCCTTAATGTCAGGATGAGCTCCTCCCAAATTATCGTCTCCATATGCACAGAAACGAACCCATTGTTCGAAACTCATCTTAACATCAGGCCTAAGAGCACAAAAAACAATCTTATGCATCATATAGTTCACGAAAGTATTAAAATTTGATGTACAATAATGCCCTGAAGACACTCCCCTAAGTAACTGGTAAGCGTATCCAGCGTGCAGAAAAACACACCCCACAACTGTTTTGGCTAGCGCCATCAAAATTTTACCCAATTTTGAATCCGGTCTAACCCTATACTTATTACAAGCCCACATTCCATAAAACCATGTCCAAAAATGCAATACTCCATAATCCCAACCTCCACAGTCAGAACCAAATATAAAATCTGGCCCTAACTAATGAATGTAGCGATACAAGTCATGCCAATCAAACCCTAAAGGATTAATGCCAACCTTGCATGGATTACTCATCATATGTCTTTTCATAATATCAAAAATAGGTTTAAAATACATACAACACAATATTGCAACTGATAAAGAAGAAACAAAAAACATTCTCGTTTTACCAGCTAACACTCTACTCCATTCTCTCAACTCATCCTTCAAACACGCTTCAGAATAAGAAACTATATCAATTCCCATAGAAATTGCCATTAACAAAAGCTGTATAGACAACCTTAGTTCCTGTGCAATTTCTTTGGTATGTCTATTCCACAACTTCTTCTTCCGCGTAGGTACAACCTCAACAGGTTCCGAACGAACTTCAAAACCTTGTTGCTTGAACTCATAGGTAACCGATGTATCACAGGGCAAAGCATCAATGCCTTTTTCTGGATCCCCAAACAAAACTTGTTCTAACGTATAG